AGTTAATTTACCAGCGGCAACATTTATAGCAAGTGGTTCGGCAACTGCATCTTTTCAAGAAGGTGATTTATTGGTTAATACAAATACTAGAATTCAAGGTAATTTAATAGTTGATGAATCTATTTTTGCTGACCAAATTATTGTAAATATAGTTTCATCTTCGATAATATTTTCATCTGGTTCAAATATATTTGGTAATACAGACGAAAATATACAACAATTTACAGGATCTGTAAGAATACAGAGTGAATTAATTGGTAACAATATTACCGGTTCATCATTTACTGGTTCATTTACTGGTTCTTTCTTTGGAGATGGTAGAGATATATTTAACCTACCTCAAGCAACAAAATTATCAACAGGCTCAATAACCGCATCGGTAACACCTGATTTTGGATTTAAAGTAGAATCGGTAGATAGTGGTTCACAATTTACAGGTAGTGTTGCTATAACTGGTAGCCTAAGAATAACAGCAACATCGGGTTCATTGATATTAGAATCTTCATCGGTATATTATGGCGAAGGTACTTATTTAAGAAATATTCCAAGAAATGCGTTATCAGATGATGCTTTAATATCTACTGAAATTAAATCTGGATCGGTAACCGCATCAGTATCACCTGATAGGGGGTTTGTTGTAAAATCATTAGAATTTGGCGCATATTTTAGTGGTAGTATCACTTCAAGTGGAAATATTCAAGTTCAAAGCGGCTCGTTCTTTAGTGGTAGTGGTCAGGGATTATTTAATATTCCACTATCTGCTTTAAATATAGATTCATTAGTAGCGACAAGAATAGCTTCCGGTTCAGTAACCGCATCCGTATCTCCGGATTTTGGATTCAGAGTAATATCAACTGAAAGTGGTTCTCAATTTACAGGTAGCTTATTTGTAAGTGGGGCAAGGGGCATTGAAATCGTATCGGGTTCATCTTATTCTGGTAGTGGTGCTAGGTTATTTGATATACCTGTATCGGCTTTGAAAGATTTAGACCTTAGTAGAATTAAATCTGGGTCCGTAACTGCATCAATTTCTCCAGATAAAGGATTTGTTGTAAATACATTTTCCACATTTAGTGGAAGTATGATAATTACTGCATCGGCTACATACTACCCATCAGAATCAATTGAAACGGTATTTGATGTAACCACCGATGGTGTTTTATCATACAATTTTACAGGCGCTGCAGTTGGTCCAAATCCAACACTAACATTGGTTAGAGGTATAACTTATGTTTTTAATTTAAATGTAAGTGGACATCCTTTTCAAATAAAAACATCAAAAGTATCCGGTACCGGTAATTTGTATAATGATGGTGTAACTAATAATGGAACGCAGGTTGGAACTCTATTATTTACAGTGCCGCTAAACGCACCAAATACACTTTATTACAACGACCAATTTTTATCGGCTTTATCAGGAACTATTAATATAGTAGATGCGTTATTGCAAAAAGATGGGGGAGTATTAATTTCGGGCAGTTTGCATGTAAGTGAGGTTATTAGAGCAAGAGAATTTACCGGTTCTTTTAGTGGTTCATTTTTTCAAGGTGATGGAGGTGGGTTATTCAATATCCCATTCTCAGCATTTACCGGTGATTCTTCTAGAATTGCTAGTGGTAGTGTTACCGCATCCGTATCTCCGGATTTTGGGTTTATAGTTGTATCTACTGAAAAGGGTTCTCAATTTACTGGAAGCATATCCGTATCAGGTTCAATTGATGTAGTTAATATTACGGCAGTCTCTATGAGTGCGTTTGAAGTTAGTGGTTCATTTAAAGGAGATGGTAGTAGATTAACAAATATAAATGTACCACCTCAAGTAGCAACACAAATAGTATCTGGATCCGTAACTGCATCTGTTTCTCCTGATTCTGGATTTATTGTAACATCAGTTGATTTTGGGTCCACTATAATAGGAAATACGGTAATTAGTGGTAGTTTAATTGTAAGTGGTGCTAGAGGTATAGAAATCGTATCTGGTTCATCTTATTCTGGTAGTGGTGAAAGATTATTCAATATACCTAGAGCAGCTTTAACTCCGGACGCATTATTATCTACCGAAATTAAAAGTGGTAGCGTAACTGCATCAGTATCGCCTGATTTTGGGTTTAGAGTAATTTCGGTTGAAAGCGGTTCTCAATTTACGGGTTCTTTATTCGTAAGTGGTTCTAGAGGTATAGAACTTGCATCCGGTTCATCTTATTCTGGTAGTGGTGCTAGATTATTTGATATACCACTATCTGCATTAGCTGATTTAGACCTTTCAAAAATATTTAGTGGGTCTGCAACGGCATCAATTTCTCCTGATAGAGGGTTTGAAGTATTTGCGGCAACATCTAACTTTTCTGGTTCAGTATCGGCATCCGTATTTAGTGGTAGTGGTGCGGGGTTATTTGATATTCCATTCTCAGCTTTATCAGAAGAATTAAAAAGAATAGCAAGTGGTAGTGTAACTGCATCGGTATCTCCAAATGAAGGATTTAAAGTAGAATCTTTAGAAAGTGGTTCACAATTTACTGGTTCTTTATTTGTAACCGGTGGATATATTAGAGTTGAAACAGGTTCATTCTTTAGTGGTAGTGGTGCCGGATTAAATAATATTCCTCGTTCGGCATTAACCTTAGACGCATTAATATCTACTGAAATTAAAAGTGGTAGTGTAACTGCTTCGGTTAGTCCTGATGAAGGATTCAAAGTAATTTCTGTACAAAGTGGTTCACAATTTAGTGGTAGTTTATTTGTAAGTGGTGGATATATTAGAGTAGAGACAGGTTCATTCTTTAGTGGTAGTGGTGCTGGATTATCTGATATTCCGGAATCAGCATTATCATTTAAAATTAATAGAATCGCAAGTGGTAGTGTAACGGCATCTATTTCTCCTGATTATGGATTAAGAGTAAATACATTCTCTACAATTAGTGGAAGTTTTATAGTATCATCATCGGCAAGAGAATTGGCATATTATGATATAGATACTGTATTTAATGTGACAAATGCTGGAAGTAGTGCGTATAATATAAGTAATAGATTAGTAAGTGGTTCAAACCCAACTTTAACTTTAGTTAGAAATGTAGAATATGTATTTAATGTAAATGCTTCTGGACATCCATTTTGGATTAAAGAAGTTAGTAGTACTGGTACTAATAATTCGTATGATTATTGGGTAACTAATAACGGCGACGATGTTGGTGTTATAACATTTTTAGTTTCTGGAAGTGCACCTAATACATTATATTATAATTGCCAATTACATGGTTCAATGGCGGGTACTATTAACGTAGTTGATGCATTATACGTTCCAGCTGAAATAAAATTAATTGGTGATACAAAAGTAATTGGAGCAGTAACTGCATCAGTATTTAGTGGTAGTGGTAAAGGATTATTTGATATTCCTTTCTCAAACATTACTGGTGATGCGGTAAGAATCGCTAGTGGTAGTGTAACTGCATCGGTAGCACCTAATTTTGGATTCAGAGTAGCATCATTTGTAAGTGGTTCTGATTTTAGTGGAAGTATTAGAATTGATTCGTCATCTTTCATTTATTCGGAAGGTACGTTTTTAAGAAATATTCCACGTTCGGCATTAACCGAAGATGCATTAGCCTCATCTGAAATCAAATCGGGTTCAGTAACAGCATCGGTATCACCGGTATTTGGATTCGTAGTAACAACGCCGTTTACATCATCGGTAAGTGAAAGTTTCTTTTTTACACAAATAGCATCTCAATTTACGGGTTCAATATCCGTATCTGGTAGTTTATTTGTAAATGATACAAGCGGAGGACTATTTATAAATTCATCATCATTTATATTTGCCGATGGAACATATCTTAGAAATATTCCTCGTTCAGCATTAACCGAAGATGCATTATTATCATCATTTATTGCATCTGGTTCGGTAACAGCATCGGTAAGTCCTGATTTTGGGTTTAAAGTAATAGCAACTGATATATTTAGTGGTTCTATTTTTGGTTCACAATTTACCGGAAGTGTTGATGTTAGTGGTAGCGTTAGAGCGTTTACATTCATTGGAGATGGTTCTCAATTAACAAATGTACAAGCAGCAGCATCTCCATTGATAGCAAGTGGTTCGGCAACAGCATCAGTAGCAAGTGGAGAGAGATTTATAGTAACAACCGGTGCAACTGGAAGTGGAGTAGATACTCAATTTGGTTCTCAATTTACCGGAAGCGTTGACATTAGTGGTAGTATTAAGGCTCAATTTATATTGGGAGATGGTACTTTTATAACAAATGTACAAGCAGCAGCTGCACCATTCATTGGTAGTGGTTCTGCAACAGCATCGGTAGCAAGTGGAAATACATTTGTAGTAACAACTGGAGCTACTGGCTCAGCTATCGGTTCTAGATTTACTGGTTCAATTGATGTTAGTGGTAGTATTAGGGCATTCAATTTTGTAGGAGATGGTTCTCAATTAACAAATGTACAAGCATCAGCAGCACCTTTGATAGCAAGTGGTTCGGCAACGGCGTCTGTACAAAGTGGAATACAATTTGTTGTTACAACCAAAGGTAACTTTTCACCAGTTGGTTCAAATTCTGGTTCTTATTATGGTTCTGTATTTACTGGTTCTGTAATTATTAGTGGGTCAATATCAGCATCTCGTTATGATGGAGATGGTGGCGGATTATTTAATATACCAGCATCAGCATTAGAAGATTTGCAATTAGATAGAATACAATCTGGTTCTGGTAGAGCAATAATAGATCCAGAACAATTAGATGTAAATGTACCAATAACAGCGGCACTTTATATAGGTGATGGTGGTGGATTATTTAACATTCCTGCAAATGCATTGCAAGACCTTAAATTGGATAGAATTATATCCGGTTCGGTTGAAGGCGTGATTTCTCCAAACAAAGGATTGGAAGTAAATACAAATGTAAGAATATTTTCCGGTTCATTGACTGTAAGTGGAAGTATATTTGTAAGTGGAGGAAATGTAATAGCAGCATCTGGTTCTTCATTCATTGGAGATGGTAGCGGATTAAGAAATATCAATATTGCTAATTTGGCATTTGAAACTTCTCTATTACAATCTGGATCTGTAACCGCCGAAATTTCTCCAAATTTAGGATTGGTTGTAAATACCTCAGCATCTATACAGGGTGATTTGAACGTATTGAATAAAATATTGGTAAATAATATTACAGCAAGTAATGTTATTAAATCTCAATTATTTACCGGTTCATTCTTAGGTACATATAATTTCCAAGGAGTAGGACCAACTGCATCAGCAGAATATGATATTTTAAGATTTAATCCAACACAAGGATATTTCATACCACAACCTGAAACTTCATTAACCGAAACGGTATCATTCAATAATGTAAGTACATTAACAATCGTACACAATTTAGGAATTAGATATCCAATGGTTCAGGTTTACGCCACCGGTTCGGAAGACCAAATTTTACCTGGCACAATAAAATCAATTGATGATGATACTATTCAAATTCTATTTAGTGGATTGACTAGTGGGCATGTTGTAATTGGTAGTGGTGGTTCTTTAATTAATGGTAGTATAAATGGTGATAGAGTATTTGGTGAAGTGTTATCCGCATCATATGCGAGAAGGGCAACACTTGCAGATGCTGTGACTGGATTTGATTCGGCATCATTGGTATCGTTATCTGCATCTTTGGCAAACGCAAATGCATATGTAAGAAATGACCAAACGGCATCAATGGCCGTATTTAGTGCGGTAAGTTCATCTTACGCATTAACAGCATCATACGCATTAAACGCATCGCAAGGCGGAGGAACTGAATTGCGTATATATCAAACAAGTTCATTAGTAAAAGCACAGGTAGGAAAAATTCATTTTACTGGCTCTGGTGTTGATGTAGTAGCATCTGGTTCGGATGGTGTATTGGTAACTATTTTAGGTGGTGGTGGCGCTGGTGCTTCTGCTCAAACTGCATCTTATATTCTTTCGGAAGATGTAGATGGTCCATTAGGAATGAATAGTGTACAATTTGCAGTATCAGCACTTACCGCATCGTTTGCGTTAACTACACCAACATCTGATACATCTTCATTCTTACAAATTAACACAGACCAAACAATAAATGCATCGTTAGTAATTAGTGCTAGTTTAGGTGTAAGTGGTAGTTTCTTTCTAGGTAATTTAACATCTGGTTCATCAGAAGATGTTGTTGTTTGGAATAGTACAACAAAACGATTAGAAAGAAGAAATATAGCAGCGGCAGTGGGTTCATCTGGAACATCTGGTACATCAGGAACTTCAGGTGAAAGTGGTTCTTCAGGAACATCAGGTACAAGTGGAACAAGTGGTTCTTCAGGAACATCAGGTACAAGCGGTATCGATGGAACATCGGGTACATCCGGAACAAGTGGTACATCCGGTACAAGTGGCACTTCGGGTACTTCTGGTACAAGTGGTAGTGATGGTTCTTCTGGAACATCGGGAACTTCCGGCACAAGCGGAACGTCTGGAACATCAGGAACTTCTGGTAGTTCTGGAACAAGCGGTACAAGTGGCACGAGTGGTACATCTGGTACATCTGGTACATCTGGTACATCAGGTAGTTCCGGCACAAGTGGTACTTCCGGTACAAGAGGAACGTCTGGAACATCAGGAACTTCTGGAACATCAGGAACTTCTGGAACATCTGGTAGTAGTGGTACATCCGGTTCAACCGGCTCAGCTGGTTCATCGGGTACATCAGGAACTTCTGGTACATCTGGAACAAGTGGAACTTCAGGAACTTCAGGAACTTCAGGTAGTGTGGGTACTTCTGGTACTTCTGGAACTAGCGGTACAAGTGGCACGAGTGGGACATCAGGAAGTGATGGAACATCGGGAACGTCTGGTTCAAGTGGAAGTGGTGGAACATCGGGTACTTCCGGAACGTCTGGTAGTGGTGGTGAAAGCGGCTCATCTGGTACATCCGGTAGTGGAGGTTCTTCAGGAACATCAGGTACATCAGGTATAAGTGGTTCAAATGGAACATCGGGAACTTCAGGTACTTCAGGTACATCTGGTTCTACTGGTGAAGCGGGTTCATCCGGAACATCGGGCACAAGTGGTTCATCAGGAACGTCAGGTTCAACCGGTTCATCGGGAACCTCTGGTACTTCTGGCTCATCTGGTACTTCCGGTACAAGTGGTAGTGATGGTACATCCGGTAGCTCAGGCACATCAGGCACATCAGGAACATCTGGTACTTCCGGTACAAGTGGTAGTGATGGAACATCGGGTACTTCGGGAACTTCTGGAACATCTGGCTCATCAGGAACTTCTGGAACATCTGGAACATCTGGTACATCAGGAACTTCAGGAACTTCGGGTAGTGATGGTTCATCAGGAACTTCTGGAACATCTGGCACTTCTGGTACTTCTGGTACCGAAGGTTCAGCAGGAACATCAGGAACTTCAGGTATAGATGGAACTTCTGGCACATCGGGTTCAAGTGGTACTTCTGGTAGTGATGGAACTTCTGGTACATCAGGTACTTCAGGAGAAAGTGGTTCATCGGGAACAAGTGGAATAAGTGGTTCATCAGGAACTTCGGGTACCTCTGGTTCAGATGGTACATCAGGAACATCGGGAACTTCGGGTACATCAGGTATAAGTGGTTCGGATGGAACTTCGGGTACCTCTGGAATTGACGGGTCATCCGGAACAAGTGGAATAGATGGTACATCAGGAACTTCGGGAACATCCGGTTCAGATGGAACTTCAGGAACATCAGGAACTTCAGGAACATCAGGATTAGATGGAACATTCTTCGGTTCATCAGGTACATCTGGTACTTCAGGAACATCAGGTACTAGTGGGTTGGATGGTAGCAGTGGAACTTCAGGTACCTCAGGCACATCAGGATTAGATGGAACTTTATTTGGAAGTAGTGGAACTTCTGGAACTTCAGGCATAGATGGAACTTCTGGTACATCTGGAACTTCTGGTACATCAGGAACTAGTGGAATTGATGGCTCATCCGGAACATCTGGATTAAATGGCACATTCTTTGGTAGTAGTGGAACATCAGGTGAAAGTGGAACTTCGGGTACATCCGGAGAAAGTGGTTCATCGGGAACAAGTGGAACTTCTGGTACATCAGGATTAGATGGAACTTTATTTGGAAGTAGTGGTACTTCGGGAGAAAGTGGTACTTCAGGAACTTCAGGTACTTCAGGAGAAAGCGGTTCATCGGGAACTTCAGGTACTTCGGGAACATCGGGATTAGATGGAACTTTATTTGGAAGTAGTGGTACATCCGGAGAAAGTGGAACTTCTGGTACATCAGGAGAAAGTGGAACTTCTGGAACTTCTGGCACAAGCGGAACATCAGGATTAGATGGAACTTTATTTGGTTCATCAGGAACTTCGGGAACAAGTGGTACATCAGGTACTTCAGGAGAAAGCGGTTCATCGGGTACTTCCGGTACAAGTGGAACATCAGGATTAGATGGAACTTTATTTGGAAGTAGTGGAACATCGGGTACATCTGGAACATCAGGCACTAGTGGATTGGATGGTAGTAGTGGAAGTTCAGGTACCTCAGGCACATCAGGATTAGATGGAACTTTATTTGGTTCATCGGGAACTTCAGGAACATCTGGTGAAAGTGGCACGAGTGGAACATCAGGAACTTCAGGAACATCAGGAACTTCAGGAACGTCAGGATTAGATGGAACTTTATTTGGAAGTAGTGGAACATCAGGAACTTCGGGTACTTCAGGTACAAGTGGAGTTTCCGGTTCATCAGGAACAAGTGGAACTTCAGGAACATCAGGATTAGATGGAACTTTATTTGGAAGTAGTGGTACATCAGGTACATCGGGAACAAGTGGAATAAGTGGTTCATCTGGTACATCTGGAACTTCCGGTACAAGCGGAACATCCGGACTAGATGGAACTTTATTTGGAAGTAGCGGTACATCAGGAATAAGTGGAACTTCTGGCACATCTGGCTCATCTGGAACTTCTGGTACATCTGGAACAAGCGGAACATCCGGATTGGATGGGACTCTATTTGGTTCATCTGGAACAAGCGGAACATCTGGAGCAATGGGGTCAACGGGTTCTTCCGGAGAAAATGGTTCATCAGGAACATCGGGTACATCGGCACCTGGATTTTCATCAGGTACTTCTGGTACTTCTGGCACTTCTGGTTCTACCGGAAGTAGTGGTACATCCTTTTTTGGAGTTACATCCGGAACTTCTGGTACATCCGGAACAAGTGGAATTGATGGTTCATCGGGAACATCCGCACCCGGATTCAGTTCGGGTACATCAGGTACAACGGGTTCATCCGGAACATCGGCACCTGGTATAACATCTGGAACATCCGGAAGTGGTGGTTCTTCGGGAACATCTGGATTATTATTATTAACAGGTACAACTAATGATGGATTACTAACATATACAAACGCACCTGCAGGCGCTAACGTAGAATCTAATATAACTTTTGATGGGTCTACATTAACAATAGTTGGTAATACAAATCAGACAGGTGATATTACATTAACTGGAGGATTGGATGCTAGTACATATTTAGAAGCAACTGCGTATAGAGAAATTTATAGTGATTTAGCAACTGGTGGAAGTGTTGCAATAGATTGTTCAACTGCAAATAATTTTAGAAGACAATTTAACGCAACGGCCACAGTAACATTCACTAACGCACCTGCTTCTAAGGCATTTGGATTTACATTATTGACTGTAAATGCGGGGGCGTATGTGATTACATGGCCAGCATCGGTTAATTGGGCAGGTGGTATTCAACCCGTATTAACATCATCCGGTGAAGATGTGTTAGTGTTTTATACATTTGATGGTGGTACAAATTGGTATGGATTTACAATAGCAAAAAATTTAAGTTAATATTATGGGAATAGCAAGAAGACTAGCAGAATCAGATTCAACACAAGCATTTCCATTTGTGTTTCAAATTACAACAACATCGGCTAATACTATATTTACATGCCCAATCACCGATTATGGTGGGCTTACTCCACAATTAAATATAAATTGGGGAGATAGTAGTTCATCGCCTTTAATTACGTCATCTTCATCACCAAATAGAATTCATACATATGTTTCAGCTGGTACATATACAATTACTATTAGTGGATTTATGCCAGGTTTTCAAGTAAATAATAACGTAGGAATAAGAAGTTTAATAACAAGTATTACACAATTTGGTACAGTAGGATTAAGAACATTAAATTTTTATGGGTGTATAAATATAACTTCTATACCAAGTAGTGCATCATTAAGTGCAGTTGGTGGATATGATGGTTTAAATGAAATATTAAGTTTTTCAAATTTTATGAATGGTACATCTATAACATCCATACCCGCTGATATATTTGATTTTTCACCTAATGTAACATCATTTGCTAGTGCATTTGCAACAATTAATACAATATCAACTGTACCAACTGGATTATTTGATACTGCGGTAAATGTATCATCTTTTGCATCCTGTTTCTTTGCGTGTGCGAGTTTAACTTCCGTACCATCAACTTTATTTGACCTAAATATCAATGTAACAAGCTTCTCTGGTACATTTAGAAATTGTAGAGCATTAACAAATGTATTACAATTTACATTTAATACAGCGGTAACAACATTCTCACAAGTTTATAATATGAGTTCAACTTCAAATGCTTTAGTAGGTACTGCTCCTGAATTATGGAATAGAGTACCAACACCTGCTGGAACTGATGCATTTAGAAATTGCACCGGTTTAACAAACTTCGCATCAATACCACCAACATTTACTTAATATGTATTTACGAATTATAAATAATGAAATCAGTTATCCTTATACAATTAAGGATTTAAAAGCTGCGCATAGAAATATTACATTCCCAAATGAAATTGGAGAAGAAACTATGACTCAATTTGGTTTATATGAAGTTGAACAAACTCCAAAACCAAATGATTACACAAAAAATATTACCGAAGGAACGCCAATATTAGTGGATGGTGTATATTATCAAAATTGGGTTCAAGTAAATGCATCCGAAAGTGAAATAGATTACAGATTAGAAAATCAATGGTTTGTTGTTAGAGAAATTCGAAACGAATTATTATCAGAGTGCGATTGGACGCAATTATCGGATATTCCATCCGAAACAAAAGTAATTTGGTCTGAATACAGACAATCTTTAAGAGATATCACATCTCAAACTAATCCATTTAATATAACTTGGCCGGTTAAACCTTAAAAGGGAAAATATTTATATTTATACCTATAACAAAAAGCATATAGATATAGATGATTATACATAGTCCAATATTTTCGGGTTCAATTACACAGGCATTATCTGCTTACGCAAATTTAAGTGGCTCATTTACTGGCTCTTTTAAAGGAACTATTGATGTTCAACAGGCATCATTTGATAATCTTATTGTAAACAATAGTTTGGCAGTAAGTGGCTCTATAAGAATGACTGGTTCAATGAATTTAACAGATGGTGGATATTTAGTAGATGGAGTTGATGTATTGGATTCGTCTATTGCATTTGCAATAGCATTAGGATAAAAAAAATAAAAAAATGGCAAACGCATTTAAAAATAGTATAACGGGTTCAATTGGAACATCAGGTGTTAAAGTTTACGAAACTCCTGTTAATACATCTACAACTGTAATTGGTGTTGGTGTAGCGAATGTAAACACAAATAATATTTCAGTTAGTGTGATGGTTAGAGATAACTCCGCAAATAAAGTTGTATATGTTGTGAAAGATTCACTAATTTTACCTGGTAGTTCTAACATATTGGTTGGTGGTGAGCAAAAATTAGTTTTAGAAGCTGGAGATTTTCTTTCAGTAACCTCATCATTAGCTAACTCTGCGGATGTAATTGTTTCAGTATTGGAGATAACATAAAAGTTTTAATGAATGGAATATTTAGGCGGTAACCCTAATGGTTTAAATCAACAAACTAAAGATAAAATTTCTTTATTTGTAAGCGGGAGTAGAATAGCTAATTTCTCATCTCAATCGGTAGATGTAGTTGGTAATTTTAGTGCATCTAAGATTCAAACTGATGAAATTGATTCTTTTGGTAATAATCCGCTTCAAATAAACACAAATACACAAATTAGTGGTTCGATTAATATTTCATCATCAATATCCGCATCTTTATTTAGAGGCGATGGTGGTGGTTTATTTAATATAAGTGCCGCATCTATTGGTGATTTAGATAGATTAAAATCTGGTTCGGCAACTGCAATAATTTCTCCAAATAAAGGACTAATAGTTAATACTGACTTAACAGTAGCAGGTACAATAAATGCAACTGAATTAAAAGTAATTTATATTTCATCATCTATAATTTATTCATCTGGTTCAAATAAATTTGGTGACTCTCAACTCGATAAACAAGAATTCACAGGAAGTGTTGGGATAACAGGTTCACTATCATTTGGAGATGGTTCATTGCAACAAGATGGTAGTACAAATGAAGTTTTAGTTTATAATTCATCAACTGGTAAAATTGGTATAAAAACCGCAGCGGCAACTTCCGGTACATCAGGAACTTCCGGTACATCTGGTACTTCGGGTACAAGTGGAACATCTGGTACATCTGGTACTTCGGGTACAAGTGGAACATCTGGATTAGATGGTTCTTCGGGAACATCAGGAACTTCTGGTACATCCGGCACTTCAGGAACATCAGGAACTTCCGGAACATCTGGAACATCTGGTTCTTCCGGAACATCGGGAACATCAGGCAGTAGTGGAACTTCTGGTACAAGTGGTTCATCAGGAACATCTGGTACTTCTGGTTCTACTGGTAGTAGTGGTACAACCGGGTCATCTGGTACTTCTGGTTCATCCGGAACAAGTGGCACGCGTGGAACATCAGGAACTTCTGGAATAAGTGGTTCATCTGGAACATCGGGATCAAGAGGTACATCGGGAACTTCTGGAATAAGTGGAACATCAGGAACAACAGGCTCAGCCGGTACATCTGGTATAAGTGGTAGTAGTGGTACATCTGGCTCTGGAGGAACTTCGGGAACTTCGGGAACATCTGGAATAACGGGAGCAGGTGGTGGAACTGGTTCGGCCGGTTCTGCAGGAACTTCCGGTACATCAGGAACTTCCGGAACATCGGGAATAACTGGAGCTGGCGGAACTGCAGGTTCATCGGGAACATCAGGCACATCTGGTACATCGGGAACAAGAGGAACTTCTGGAACTTCGGGAGTAAGTGGAGCTGGTGGTGGTAGTGGTTCAGCGGGTACGTCAGGTTCATCGGGAACTTCGGGAACTTCTGGAACATCAGGAACTTCTGGAACATCTGGAAGCAGTGGTTCATCGGGTACTTCAGGTACTTCTGGATTAGGGGGTTCATCAGGAACTTCCGGTACATCTGGAACTTCTGGTACAAGTGGAGCACAAGGTTCTTCGGGAACATCGGGAACTTCTGGTACAAGTGGTTCGGCAGGAACTTCTGGAACTTCTGGTAGTGGAACTTCTGGTACATCGGGAACATCAGGAATAAGTGGAACATCTGGTACATCTGGAATAAGTGGTACATCGGGAACATCTGGTACAAGTGGAAGTGCCGGTACATCTGGAATAAGTGGTACATCGGGAACTTCTGGCACAAGTGGAACTAGAGGAACATCTGGTACATCTGGAATAAGTGGAACTTCTGGAACTTCAGGAAGTAGTGGTACATCAGGTTCATCTGGAACAAGTGGAACTCGAGGAACATCGGGAACATCAGGAATATCTGGCACATCGGGAACTTCTGGTTCAAGCGGTACATCGGGAACATCTGGCACAAGCGGTACTAGAGGTACATCTGGCACAAGTGGAAGTAGTGGTACATCGGGTTCTTCTGGCACAAGTGGAAGTAGTGGTACATCAGGTTCTGCTGGTACATCCGGATTATTGGCATTAACTGGTACAACTGATAATGGTGTAATTACTTTAAACGGAAGTGCACCAAACGGGACAGTAGAATCAAATTTAACTTTCAATGGTACTCTATTAACAGTAACTGGTAACGCTACAATTACTGGTGACCTTACTGTAAGTGGTACTACAACATATATTAATACAACAACTTTAAATGTAGGTGATAACATCATTACATTAAATGCAGATATTGGAGCATCAACGGCACCAACTGAAAATGCCGGCATAGAAATTAAGAGAGGTAATGCGGCAACAAAACAATTCATTTGGAATGAAAGTACGGATAGATGGTCATTTGATGATACTATAAACGTATCAGGTAATGTAGTTCTTAGTGGTACAATTGATACTGGAATAGGTGCAACTGAGGTTTATTTAATGGACCAAAACGTAAGAACTACCGATGCTGTAACATTTGCAACCGTTAATACCGGACAAGGTGCTAATGAATTATATGCAATGGACCAAAATGTTCGTACAACGGACGCAGTAACATTTGCAACTGTAAATACTGGACAAGGTGCAAATGAATTGTACGCAATGGACCAGGCGGTTCGTACAACCGATGCTGTAACATTTGCAACCGTAAATACCGGACAGGGGGCTACGGAAGTTCATTTAATGAATCAAAATCTTAGAACAACCGATTCACCTACATTTGTAAACGTAACATCAAACTTAAGTGGTATAGCAACATCGGCTAATCTACTAAACGCATTGGCTAACTATGGTTGGAATGCAGCAACCTTACCAACTTCATTTGGACAAGGTATAACAAACGCATTTGTTTCATCGGCAGAAGGATTTCCAAATTATGGTTCTGTAATGATGATGAGAACATATGCTGGTGGTGGTGGTTCATTACAATTATATACACCATATAGTTCTGTTTATGGTGGTACTAGATTACAAGCTCGTTTTGGTGATTATGGTGTAAGTAGTGGTAACTCTTGGACTGCATGGAGATTGATATTAGATAGTGTAAGTGACCCTTATGCATATAATATGAATCAGTATGTGAGAACAACTGATAATGTAACATTCAATCAGGTAATATCTTCAACTGGAGTTTATGCGGCCGGTACATCTGGATTTTATAGTACAACATATGCTGGTAATGTTAGAAATCCAATTTGGAGATTTGGAAATGCCGATGGATATGGTATAAGTTACTTCCAAGGAAATGCTGGAGCTTATAGTAACTTAGATACCATTGGTATTCATATGGGAACAGCAACAGCTGCAGGTTCTCAATGGCAGTTCAATCAAGCAGATAATTCATTTAGGTCATCAGGTCCAATATACTTTACAAACTATCTTTATGGTAATAGTAAGCAAGCATTAGATACAACTGATTCTTATTTAAGATTAAACCAAGCTAATCAATTTAGTAGTGGTACTTATACCCCATATAACTTTAGAGCAGATGGTACAATTTATGTAGGTGGTACATCATACTATATTAATAGTAGTACATCTCGCTTAAATGCACTCGAAACATCAGATAGAGTTGTAATTGGCGGAAACTTTAGCAATCAAGCATATAGTTCGGTAGCTTCTACTAGATTACATTTTGGTGGAGGTGATAGTGATGCAAATTCAAATTATTACATAGGTACTAACTTAGAAAACTTTGGAGGTAATTATACTAAGTTAGATTTAAGATGGCACACTGGTATTCGTATGGGTGCACAAGCTGGCTATGGTGGGGTTAGGATATTTGATTCAGAAGATTTAGGAACTAGATTATTTTCAGTTGGTGAAGGTGATACGCATGTAAGGGTAACAAATAATTTATATGTTGCAAACAATTTATTTTTTACCAACTATCTTTATGGTAATAACAAACAAGCACTAGACACAACCGATGGTTGGTTGAGATTAAACCAGGCTAATCAATTTAGTAATGGTACTTATACTCCGTATGTATTAAGAACGGATGGTGGATTTGAATCATATGGTTCAACAAGATTAAGAAATAATTATAGTAGTGGAGCAACCATTATATTAGATTTAGATAACGCATCTCATTATGGTTTAATAGATTTTAGAGAAAATAATTCACATAAAGGATTTTTTGGATTAGGTGGTACATCACAATCATTTGGAACATATGCAGCATATACCGCAGATGGTTTCAGTTGGAATCACGATGGCGCTGGTAAAATGATTATTTCCAATAGAGGTGCATCAAAAAGAATTGATTTAAATACAGGAACTGAAGGTAATTCCAATTTTACTACATTAAGAATGACAAATCAGGATGTTTTTATAACTCCTGATTCCAATACCGGTAATTTACGTTCACCACTTTTTTATATTCAAAATGATACAACTTATTTATGGAATAGTAATAGAATAGTAGTAAACCAAGTAACATTCCCTTATAGAGAATGGGATTTTGGTTGGGGAGCACATGGTACTGGAAGTGGTACACAACCAATGTCATTTAGAATGTGGGATAACTACACTCAAGGTGGAGCACCATCTTCATATGGTACATTGATTGAATATTATGGGTTGGTAGGTCACCAACATGACCAATTTTATTTCTATCAGGGTGAAATTCTTCATAGATACGGGTGGTATGGTACTACAAACTGGCAAAGTGGATGGAGAGCAATGTTGCATGCTGGAAACTATTCTGGATACGCAATTCCTGTTTCTGGTGGTATAAATATGACCGGTTCTTATGGTTTGAATGATAATAGATTATACCTAAGAACTAATGGTGATACAAACCACTTTTTATGGAATGCAGCCGATGATTGGGAAGAATTGGTATTTTATTCTGGAACTGGATTTAGAATAGCAGGTAGTAATGGTGGTAACTATGCACAAATAACCACATCAGGTATCAACGCCACAAATATGACCATTGGTGGTGCACAGGTTTGGTATAATAGTGGTGGCTGGATGGCCGATTTCGCTTCTTATGGATTTACTAGACATTGGGGCATTAATGTTTCTGGTGGAGAGTTTGTTACTTTATATGCAAGTGGACAAGTATCTACATTAATTGATGGTAGTTATTTTGCTGGGGAAAATAATGGATTCTTCTCATTGAATGGTTCTAATCAATACACATCAAGAGTAGGTTTCTCTAATAGTGGTGGTGGTGTTGCAAACTTCAACGCACCAATCCGAATCAATACAAACAATAACATTTATTTAGATTACAACTACGGACAATCTATTGTGGGGGTTTATACATCTACTAGATACCAGGGTGTATTCGCAATGGGTGATTCATATAAATTGGCAATTGATGGTTCATCTCCTGGTTCTTTATATGGTTTAGCTTGGTCACATCCAAACGCTGGAGGACAAGCATCATTGGGTTTAAATGACCACGGCTTGTTGGTAATGAACTATGGTACTACATTTGCGGGAATTTCTTCTAGAATTTGGGCAAGAGACCAAATGAACGCACCAATTTACTATGATAGAAATACTGCATTTTATTTGGATGGTGATTCTAATTCTAGATTAAATCACGGAAGATTTGTTGGTTCATCTGGATATTATTCATTATTATTAGGACCTGATACATTGGCAACGAATGGTTCGACTTCAGTATATCCTGATGGTGATAGATATGGATTGGTATTGAATGCACCATATTATCCACATCTTTATATTAATTCATACGCAGATAGTGGTAATACAACGCATGGTGGTGTTTTATCATTCACTGGTATTAAAACTGCCGGCGGATTTAGAAGATGGGGCATTGGTATTGCAAACCGAAACCCGGATGAAATGAGTTTTGGATGGTATGACAACAACTATAACCCACATTATGGTGTGGGAATTAACTGGTCATATCCAGCATCTGTTTGGGTTGATACTGGTAATAATTGGTATGCTAGAGGTTCAATGAGAGCACCAATATTCTATGACCAAAATGATACTGGAAGGTATATGGACCCCAACGGACAATCATATATTGTTAATTTATGTGTTGGTCAAAACAATTACTCACACGCATATCCTGGCGTTCTTCAAGTAGGTAGTACATCTTATAACTATAACTTCTTAAATGGTAGTTGGGCAGGTGCAATTACAACTGGTATATTAGCAAACTGCGCAGATGAATGGGAATTTGCTGTTCATGATAGTGGTACTAGGGTAGCATCGGCATTTATATTCCAAAGTGGACCTAATAGATTCCTAATGGGTAGAGGTCTGTATTGGGGTACATCTTATGTTGAAGCTGCTGAATCTTCTAGAGCACCTATATTCTATGATTCAAATAATACATCATATTATTGTGACCCAACCGGATATTCTCAATTAAGTTCTGGTGAAGCTAACAACTATTGGAGAGCAGCAAGATATGATATGACTGGAGTTGGTGGTAACTCTGGGCAAGGAGCACATGCATATTCTATCTTCCAAGAAGGTGGTGGATGGGGTTATCCTTATCCGGATTTAAGAATTGCATATCATACCGGTATTAAAATGGGAGCTAATGCTGGTTCGTATGAAGGTATTAGAATTTACGATGATTACCCAATGAGTAGCCTGTTAATACAATTAAGTGGTTCATCAAATTATTCATTCTGGTATACTTGGCAGAGATTGGACGGTTATCATGGAATTTATTCTTACCTAAACTCTGCACACTTCTATCCAAATAACTCAACTTATGGAACATGGAGAGTTGATGGTAGTAGAAATGGATATGGTGGTATATTATTTGATGTAGGTAATACACCGGTTGTAATGTTTGATGGAGGTGGTAATGGTGGTATTTATTATCAATCTGGTAGATGGATGTTCTATCATTATTTCCCATACAATTGTGTAGGTGTAAACACATCTTCAACATCACCTTCGTATGGTATGTATGTTAGTAGGGGTATCTACGCTACTGAAAACATTGTGGCGTATTCCGATAGACGTGCAAAAGAAAATATAGAAACAATAGATTCTGCATTAGATAAAGTTTTACAATTAAGAGGAGTTTACTATAATAGAATTGATGATGTAGATAAGAAAAGACAAGTTGGGGTAATTGCACAAGAAGTTGAAGAAGTATTACCTGAAGTAGTAACTTATTGTGGTGTTAATGATGAGTATGGAGTTGCATATGGTAATCTGGCTGGTATACTAATTGAAGCAGTTAAGGAACAAAATAAAATAATAGAAAAACAATCAGACGAAATTAAAGAATTAAAAGAAATTTTAAATAATTTAATACTTAATATTAAAGGATAATAATATGGCACTAATTAAAGATTACGAATTACCAGGAACTGGTGTAGTTATACCAAATTCATATCATGTAGTTACAAATGTTGCAATTGAGAAAAGAACATCAAATGTACCTGCACCTCCAGACCCAACAAGACCAGATGGTGTAACTTTTGGTGCAAATCAAATAGGAAACGAAGTTTATTGGAAAGCTGGATATGTTGCAGAAGCATCGGTAACTATATGGAAAGATAAAGCTGCAAGAGAAGCAGATGCAAAACCAATTGGGTTTATTGGAAGAAACCCATCAGATAATAAATATGGTGTATCTATTGGAACTGAAGGAATGGACCATCATTGCCGTTTCTTTTTACAAGTTCCATCTGAATTAAATCATATAGAACAAGCATACAAACATTTATTAACTACTGATTATTATAGTGGTTCGTTAGAAGATTAAAATAAAAAAGTTTAATATTTATTAAAAATAAACACATTATGGGATTTACATACGAATGGAAATTAACAGGATTAAAAAAACAAAACACAGTTGATTTAACTGATGTTATTGTTGGTACGAATTGGAAAATAACGGCAACCGATGAAGATGGTAATTCCGGGACATTTAATGGTGCAACTCCGTTTACGGTTGAAGATTTAAACGCAGATGGTTTTGTAGATTATCGTGATTTAACCGAAGAATTGGTTATAGGATGGGTTAAAAATTATGTAAGTGGTTCGGCTCCATCGAATTATATGTCTCACATCAATCAACAAATACAAAAACAAATAGATACTGTTAAATTTGCGACATTAGATGTTGGCGCAGCGGATATGCCGTGGTCACCTACATCCGGTAGTGCAACAACACCATCACCGGAAATTGCAGCAACAAATCCATAATGATTTCGTATCTTTATTATTAAATGTCCAACGCATTAATTTATAAACAAAATTATAGTTTGTAATATCGATTCTTAATAATTAATTTGTGTTTTGAATATTTTGTTTATATTTATATGAGTATTACTGTAAGTTATTACTAATACAAACTTAAAATACAAATCGAAGAAATAAAATGGCAGAAAGAATCGTATCACCTGGCGTATTCACAAGAGAAAATGACCTATCCTTCTTAGCTCAAGGAGTGGGAGAAATTGGAGCAGCATTTATAGGACCTTTTAAACAAGGACCTGCATTCGTTCCAACAATCGTAAGAACGCAATCAGAATTTGAAGATATCTTCGGAACACCTGATGGAACTTATTATACAGAATATGCAGTACAAAATTATTTAAGAGAAGCTGGACAAGCAACAATCGTAAGAGTTGCCGGAATTGGTGGTTACTCACAGGCAGCACCTTTGGGTATATTGGCATCCGGTTCTCAAGGCAACAAACTAGTTGGAGTTTTATATTCAACTAATTTTGGCGATGAGGGTGTTGGATTTTTAAACGCTTCTACTAACATTACAAGTAGTGCATCGGTATCCGGTTCATTTGTAATATCAGGACTAATTGGTTCTGGTTCTGCAGCAACTAGTATATCAGCATCAATTTTTCAAGAAGCTACAAACGATATTTCTGACGTATTTGGTGAATCTCCATTTGGTGCTAAAGCAGCTTATGGATATTTGTATTTTGAAAGTTCATCATTAGGATTTAAAAATGATAGTACTCCACATGGTGTACAAATATACGAAGTTAACCTACCAACACAGGTGTATGGTGATGCTAGTGAAGCAGAAACTCCAATCGTAGTATCTCAATTAATTAGTGGTGAAAGATATAATTTATTTAAATTCGAAACAATAGGACATGGTACATTATATAATACTAAATTTAAAGTTGGTATTTCTAATGTAAAAGCAGCTGGTGAAGATGGTTCAACTGACTATTCAACATTTACTGTAACTATTCGTTCATACGGTGATACTGATAAGAGAAAGAGTGTAGTTGAAACATATAATAACGTAAACTTAGACCCTGCATCTCCTAACTATATAGCCAGAAGAATTGGTGATAGAAAGTTAACAATTGATTCTAATGGAAAATTAACCGAAACTGGTGATTACTCAAATAAATCAAACAATGTAAGAGTAGTTGTACAAGACGCTAATTCTAATATCTTAGGACCAGGTTCTTATCCAATATCAGCAGCACCATTTGGACACGCAGCATATGTGAATCCAATTAAAACAAATTCTACAATAGAAGCAAATTGGGTGCCTGCCGTAAATTACCAAACAGGTTCAGCAAATAACACATCATCATCTCCGGTTTATTTTTCTGGATTTGATTTTGAAGATGCATATAAAGCAATAGATAACAACCAATAT